GCATCTCGTCCTTGGTCATGTCGTTGTCTCCTACCTCGTCGAGTCGGAAGTCGAAGGTCACGTTGTCGTCGGCGGCCTGGGTGTAGGCGCCGGAGAAGTGAATGTGCTCGGTGTGCGGGCTCGAACCGTCGTACGGCTCCGGCTTCCAGCCGTTGGACGCGCGGTAGATCTTGCGGTTGAAGATGATGTACCGGAACACATTGCTGAGGCCCGGCAGCCGGATCAGGTGGTCGACAAGGTCCTGCGCGGTGGTGCCGGGCTCGCGCAGGTCGGCATCCATGTCGAACGCACGCACCTCGGCGACGTCGTCCGGATCGCCGTTCCACTCCGGCTTTGAGCCGGCCGTATCGTCCGGGTTGTGGCCCGAGGTCTCGGCCTGGTGTGCCGCGTCGCCGATCGTGCCGTCGGACGCGTGGTCGCGGTTCGGCCAGCGCTCGTCGACCAGCTGCCGGAAGCGGGCGAGGCTCTTGGTGAGACGCCAGCTCACAGCAGATCCGACCTCTTGACGAAGTTCGCGGCCACGAGTGCGTCCGGCCAAATCTGCGGGCGACCGTTCGACCAGATGACCCAGTCGCCGGTTGCGGCCGTGCACGTCGTCGGGCCGGCATCGTCGAAGCTCAACACCAGCGTGCCGCCGGACTCGGACACGATGTGGATGTTGTAGTCGGTCCGCTGCTGCGCCGGAATCTCGGCGAGGATCGCCGCACCGTTCGACCCGGTGTACTGCGTGCCGGACGTGTACGGGATCAACTGCTCAGCCATGCCTACCTCCATGCATCAGGGGCTCCTACACCACGCCGATGAAGAAACATTGGAACGTGGAAGAGAACCGCTGGGACTGATTGGTGCTCTTCGAGCCCGCGCTGTCCTGGAAGACGAACAACTCGAAATAGTCGGTGCTCCCGTTCGCCTCCAGGATCGACGAGCACTGCACGCTGAGCGCGTTGCTCACCTGCGTCGCGGTCGTGGAGAAGTTGCGCCGCTCAGCCGGCGCGGACGTGCCAGAGCCGTTCTTCGCCACGCAGATGTCCACCGTGACGTAGTCAGTGTTCCCGGCCGTGAAGTAGGTGCCCATGAACAAATACAGACCGGCCACGGTCGGAGTGATCCGGCTCGTGTTGCTGGACGTTGAGTGGAAGCCGTCCGGGTCGACATCCTCCGTGGAGAACGTGAGCGCGGTCTGGGTGGCGTCCGGGATCGACTGGGTGCCCGACGCGACCAGGCGCACCCGCGGCTTGTTCGGCCCGTAGCGGATCAGGTCGTTGATCGTCGAGGCGTAGATCTTCCCGCCGGCGGCCACGTTCGTGTAGCTCACAGCGCGTACCTCCCTGGCGTGGCCACGTGGATTTCCTCGCCCGACGGCAGGGTCTTGACGATGCCGTTAGCGCCGCGCCTCACTGTCGCGGTCTGCAGGTATGGGCCCGTTCCGCTGACCGCGCCCATCGTGGTGACGGTGAATTCCTCGCCGGCGCAGTGGCAGTTGTACGGGGTTTCGGTCGTCGACCACACGTCGCCGGAGTTCGTCGTCGAGAACACGATGGACGTGGCGCTGGGCGGATAGGCCGCGCCCGTCGTGGTGCTGGCCGAGTCGTACCGGGCAGTGTCGTAGACGTCGACGTCGAACTGCCGATCCGGGGCGCAGGTGAACACGATCTGCCGGGCGTTGGGCCACCAGATCGTCTCGGTGTAGCCGATGACGAACAGCCGGATGGTGTATTCCCTGTAGTTCGTGATCTCGATGACCGACCCGACGTCGACCTGCTCGACCTCGGCGACCTTCGACGCGTCCAGGGCGGCGAGGTTGACAGTGACCTTCGGATACCGCGGCAGGTCGACGGTGCCCCGATTGAGCCACCAGCCCGCCAGCAGCGGCAGATCGGTATCCGGGTCGGAGGTGTTGACGTCCACGGTCTGCCGGTATTCACCGCGGCCATCCGGTGGAGACTGGGTGCCCATCGGCGAGGTGGAGTCCTCGACGGTGTAGTCCCCGCCGTCGCGCTGCGAGACGGTGACCAGGTTGTGAATCGGCAGGTCGTCGTTGACCTCGTCCGGCAGGTTCGGCAGCCCGGACGCATCCGGGTCGGCCGCGTTCAACGTCAGCGCCGGGTCCTGGTTGTACCTGTCGGCGCGGCACAGAAAGTAAAGACGGATCTCGGTCCGGTGGTCGTAGATCAGCCCGTCTTCGGTGTCGCGGATCTCCTTGAGCAGGTTCGGGAACGTGTCCACGGGCTGCGGGCCCATCGGGTACGACTGCGCCCAGCTGGTCGAGACGTAGTAGGGGACGCCCTTCAGGTCGCACAGCCGGCCGAACCGGACCGCGGCGAGCTCACCCAGGTGTCCGGTCCACGCGGCGATCCGGTCGGCGGAGAACAGGTCCACACCGGTGTGATCGACGTTCACCGCGAGCAGATGGCCCATGGTCGAGCCTGCCGGGACGTCGCCGGTGATCCCGGTGACCGACCACCAGCGCAGCGCCGAGGACACACCGTCGAAGCCGACGGAGAGGAATCCGCTTTCGGTGTTGTCGAAGTTTGTCCAGTTGATGTAGATGTTGGTGTGCGGACCGGCTATCTGCTGGGCGTCGAGGCTGAACAGCGTCCACTGATTCCAGTTGTAGCCGGAGTACGACTGGCCGACGTTCAGGACCGGCGTGCCGTTCAGCGACGAATAGATGTACAGCTTGCCGTCGGTGGCGTTCAGCGTCATTGAGTACGCCGTGCCATCCATCGTGTCCCAGTTCATGACGTACTGCTCGCCGTTCAGCGGCTCATACCGGGCCACCCACGACAGCTGCCAACCGGCCGTGGACGCCGCCGTCCCCGATGGGACGAAGTAGTGCCCGAGCTCGGCGTCCTGGCCGACGTCCATCAGCGGGGCAGAGCCCGGCGGCCGGTACTGGGAGTCGAACGCGAACCCGGAGAAGCCCGCGGCGGTGGTGCCGGGGATCGTGGACTCCAGGGTGGTGGAACCGCGCGCCTGCTCCATGTGGAAGTAGCCGATGGCCTGGGTGATGGTCTCGTTGTATTGCCGGAACGGCGACTTCAGCGGCTCCGTCCACTGGTTGACGCGTTGCAGCAGCCCGCCGCCCTCGACGTCCACCCAGGCCTTGCCCCGCTTCGGCCTGGAGCGGAAATCGCGGGTCTGGCTGGCCTTCCAGCTCGACGCCTCCACATGACCGCGCACCGTGCTGCCGACCGATACCCGCGTCGGGGTGTTGACGCCCGCCTTGCCGTACAACGGCGACATCGGGTTGGAGGTGCGGAACATGTCATCGTCGTTAGCCAGCTTCGCCGACAGCGCCGCCGGCCGCGGCGCGGCGGACTCGTCACCGTCGCCGCGCGTGATGACTATCGGGGTGTCGGCGAACACGTCGTCCCCGGCGACCAGGTCGTGCCACGCACCGTCGTAGTAGATCTCGAACGCGACATCGTTAGGCATTGCGGCCACCGAGAACAAGCTGAACGTTGCCACCACGACGGCGAATTGCGCGCGACAGGACCTCCACAAGCAGGTCATCGAGCTGGGAACCTCCCGAGCGGATCTCGAGGACCGCGCCGCCTCCGCCGGCGGGGGTGACGGTCTCGCCGGCCTGGAGGATCGCCAGCATCTCCGACCCGGGCGCCCCTGGCACGACACCGCCAGAGTGGAACTTCGGCAGGTTCGGGACCGAGATCGTGTTGCCCCCGATCCACGGAACCCAGCCCGGCACCGTCCACGACAGACGCCCGATCGTGTTGTTCCAAGCGTCCGCGATGAAGTTGAACGCGGCCCGGAACGGCAAACTGATGAAGTTCGCCACCGACTTGAACGCCGACCCAATCCAGCCGGGGATCTTCTTGATGAAATTCCAGGTGCTGGCAGCCGCGTCTTTGATCCAATTCCAGGCCGACGCGCCGACCTTCTTGACCCAGTCCCAGTGCTTCACCAGCAGCACGATGATGGCGATCAGCGCGATGATGCCGAGGATGATCCACGTGATGGGGTTGGCGAGCTGGGCGGCATTCCATGCCCACTGCGCCGCGGTCACCAAGCCGACGATGCCGATCAGCCCCGACAGGATCGGCGTGATCATGTTCAGGTTGTCGGCCCACTTCTGCAGCCCGGTCGGGTTCGCTTCCCTCATCGCGTCGTTGAGGTTGAGCTGGGCGTCTTTGCCGTCGCGGACCGCCTGGGTGGCGTCGACCGTAGCCTGCGTTCCGTCGATTTGAGCCTGCCGGGCATCGGCCTCGGCCTGCTCCCCGTCCAGCCGGGCCTGGTTCAGGTCGGACTGCGCCTGGGTCAGATCGATCGCCGCCTGGGCGGCCTCCGACGACCCGGCACCGTACTTCTTGACCGCCTCGTTGTACGCGTCCTGGGCCGTCTTCGCGTCAAGCTTCGCCTGCCGGGCGTCGATCTCCGCCTGCTCGACGTCGATGGCCGCCTGCTTGCCGTCAAGCTGCGACTGGTTCAGATCCTCCTGGGCCTGCCGCAAATCGACCGCGGCCTGCTTGCCGTCGATCATCGCCTGCTCGACGTCCGCGTTCGCCCGGGCCAGCTTGGCCGCCCGCTCCTTGCCTGCGTTCTGGATGTCGGCCATCGCCTGCAGGGCCGCGCCGGCGTTGTCAACCGCATCGGACATGCCGGAGACACCCGCGCCGAGCTTGCCGATCTTGTCACCGAAGTCAACCGAACTCTTGCCGGACTTCTCGAACTGCTCCCCGGCACCCTTAGCCGACTTCGCCACGCCATCAGTCGCGGCGCTCGCCTGCTTAGCGGCCTTCTGAAGCTTGTCGGCGTCGCCGGCAAACTCGAGCGTGACGGTATTGCCGGCCATCAGTCGGCCTCCAGCCCAGCATTGGCGATAACCGCGGTGATCGAGTCCTGCAACTGCTGCTCGATCTTCGGCCGGATCTCGCGCAGCGTCGGGTACACGTAGCGGCCCTCGCGCAGGAACTGCCGCTGCGCCGGCCGCCCCGGGCGGCGGCCCTGCCCGCCGAAGTCGAGCCAGGGGAAGTACGGGGCCCGCTTGCCGCCGATGGCGACCCGGGCGGACGTACGCGTCGACCGGGCAACCAGGCTGCGCCGAGCGGCGCCGGTCAGCTGCGGAATTTTCGGCCGGGTGTGCTCGACGAGCAGGTTCGCGGCCGCGTTCAGGGCAAGGCGCAGCTCCTTAGGCGCGTCGGTGTCTACCGCCTTCAGCCCGCGCGACAGCCGGGCGAGGCCACCGACCTCGATCTTGGCTTCCACCCGCTCACGCTCCCTGCTGCAGCATTGCCAACTCGCGTTCCTGGTTGCGGCGTTGGAAGTAGATGTTCCAGCGCTGCCACTCCAGTTCGGACATCCCCTGGCGCAGCTCGGCGACCGTCCGGAAACCGAGCTTCAGCACCAAAAAGTGGTCGAACTCCTCACTCGGATTCGCCTCGAACAGCTCGTAGATCGCTTTTGTCGGCTCCCTCGCCGTGCCCCGACAGCTCGCGAATCCGATCGCTGACGATGCCGACGTCAGGCGAGCTACCAGGCCGCTTGCGCCACTTCTCGACCTGCTTTTCCGTCATCGGCGGGGCAACCATGCCCATCGCAACCATCCGGGTTTCGAACACGTTCGGGTCGCCGTCGGTGTTGCCCTTGCCCGCAAGGAACCACTCGAAGCGGCTGAGTCCGCGCACCCGCACGGTCTTGCCCGACGGCAGAAGAACGTCGGGCGCGGACTCCTCGCCGGTCTCGGCAGTGAGGTCATCGATGCTGGCGTACTCGGTCACAGTGGTTTCCTTAGCTGCTTTGCGCGGTCGAGTCCCATGTGTCGGACGGCTCGGTTTCGAGCGCCCACGTGCGGTATCCGGCAACCGGCGCGGTCTCGGTGTACTTCGTGATGACTGCGGTGAACGAGTCCTGCGGCAGGTTCGCGCCTGTGCCTTCGGGCCGGTACTTGACGGTCACGCTGGTGCCCACTAGCGGCTTCAGTACGGCGCGGGGGCCCGTGGTCGCCGAGTCGTACTTGCCGCTACAGCCGAACGCCCCGGTGAGCAGGGTCGGATCCTTGACGATGGCGTCCTTGCCGTACGTGGTGTTGTCCTCAGTCCCGGACGACTGCTCGCAGTTGGAATCCGTGCAGTCCGCCGAGATGTCGTTGCCGTCGACGATGATGACGGTCAGCTTGCTGTGCTTGCGCGCCACGGCAGCCCTCCTTACGCGCTGACGCCGACGATGACGATGTCGTACGTCACCGACGTCGACCCGCCGCTGTTGGCGATATTGAGCAGGTCACCCGTGGACGCGGTGACCGTGACCTTCCCATCAGCGGGGCATGCCCACAGGAACACACCGCCAGGCGGGACGATGATTTGGTCGCCGGCCGCCGAGAACAACGGCACACCGTTCGTAGAGGGCCGGGACACGAGCACGTTGTTCGTGTTCGCGCTGGCGGCGCTGACGAGCACTGCACGGAGCTCGACGTATGTCAGGGTGCTGCCGAACGCGTTGGCCAGGGAGCCTGCCAGGTCCAGGTCCTCGTTCGCGGACGCGGCGAGAGTCCGTTGGTCGGAGAACATCAGGTCCGCTGAATTCGCGCCGGTACCGTTCGCCAGCTCGATCGTCGTCTTCTTCAGGAACGTGTCCGTCGGCGTGCCGAGGTCGAGCAAGCTCTTGTACACGGCGCTGATCTGCGCCGTGACGATGGTCTTCAGGGTGGTGCTCACAGGTCATCCTTTCCGGGGCCGACAACGGTGGCTTTGAACATCGCGGCCAGATATTGCGCGCCCGCGATCGTCTCGACGCCGAACTCGCACGACGTCACGGTCAGGTCGTCACACGACACCCAGACGTGCTCCTCCATCCGGGCCTTGACCGACTGGGGGCCGTCGCCATGCGCCCACGCCGCAACCCGGTCCCGCGCCGACCGGACAGTCACCCGGTCGGCAACCAGCACCATCGGCAGGTCGGTGAACTGGTCACTGCCGCGGCCGTACGTCTCATCGAAGTCCACCCTCAGCGGATAGGACAGGTAGCCGGCCGGCGCGTCCAAATCCTCAGGCGGGTGCGCGAAGACCCGCAGCCCGGTGATTTGCGAAAGCACGGCCGCCGCCTCATCCATCACGTCGTCGAGCCTCATGATCCGAACCCCTCCAACACGAACGGCTGGACAAGGTCCTCAATGTCCGGGTCGAAACGGGACACCCGCACCGCACCCTCCTGCGCCCAACCCGACACACCCTCCGGCGACTTCCGGCGCACAAACCGCCGGTTCGCCAGCAGCAGGGTCGCTTCGACGATCGAGTCCGGCACGGCCGGCCAGCCCCAATCAGCGGTGATCCGCACTTTCCGGCTGCAGGACCAGCAGCCCAGCACGCGGCGCAGGGACTCGATGGCCCGGCCGCGGGCGATGGCGTTTTCCGGCTCGGGGTCGTAGTCGGTGACTACGGTCCACGCGCTGCCGTCACCGATCTCAACGACCAGCCCGGTCGTGGTGGAGATGTCGTCGACGAGCAGCAGTTCCCCGTCGGCGCCGTACACCGTGCGGCCCTTCGTGCGGTAGGTGCGGGCAGTAACAGAGCCGTCGGCGTAGAAGCGGCGGCCGGTACGGTCGTCGATCGCCCGTGACGCTCGGGTGAGCCGCTTCTGTAGCAGGTCGTCGTCGGCGTTGTCGGTGATGTCCCGCATGTCTTTGAGCTCGGACAGCTCGGCGTATTCGTTAGCCACTGGCGTTCACCGCCCGCAGGGCGCGGACCATGGCGGCCTGATCCGGCAGCAGCCGGTCGCGCCACGTCTCGTAGGCGGCCCGGTCCTTCGCATACTGCTCGGCCCGGTTCACCCGGGCGTAGCCGGCGTCCATCGGCGCCTTGCCTGCGACTGGGTGCATGTGCTCGATGAGGACGTCCGGCAGGTAGCGCAGGCAGCCGACGGCTTCGCCGAGGTCTTTGATCGCGTTGTCGCAGTACAGGTGCTCGACGTCGGCGGGCACCATCCGGCCGAGGGCGCGGACGATGTCAGCGGTCATCGCCCATTGGGTGGGCAGCCGCTGGCCTTGGATGCCGTCGTCGCCGTACACGATGCCGGTGCCGAGCTCGCGAAGCTCGGCGAGATAGCGGCCAGCCCAGCCGGGCGTACGCGGCAGGTGGTCATCGCCGGCGAACCCGATTGCGAAATAGCCATGCCCAGCAGCGACCGGCGCAGCCACCCGGTTCAGCTTCTCCACCATCGGATACCACGCATCCGCGACGACCATCTCGACCGGCGTAGGCGCCGGGAAGCTGATCGTCGACACCAGGACGAGGGCTTCTCGGTACTCCGGCAAAGACGGATCGTCCGCGTCGACGGCGAAGACCAGGCCGAAGCCGTCAGCGAACGCGCCCGTACGGTGCCAGGCCGTCGCGACCCGCGCGAGCGACTCCGGGCGGCCACGCGACGGGACGATCACCAGCAGGTCAGACACGACGCCACCACCCGAACGGCGAATGCGAGACCGGGTCCATGCCCTCGACGTCAAGGTCCCGCACCCAGCCCGGCCGGCCGGCCAACTCCGCCTCGATAGCGGGCAGCGCCCCACCCTCCTCCGGAATGCGCGCACCGAACCGGCGCGCCTCATCCGCCGGCGCGAGGTCACCCAACGCGTCCTCGACGACCAGATAACAGCCGGCGGACACCAGCGGCGCGTAGGCGCGGATCTCGGCCTGCACATGCGCGAAGTGGTGGTCGGAGTCAAGGGACACCATGCAGCGGCGGCCACCGACCAGCTCAACCACCTGGGCGACAACATCAGGGTCGATGCTGCTCCCGGACGCGACGGTGACACCCGGCCAGTTCTGCACGGTCGCAGGAGCCCCGGCTATGTCCACGGTGATCACGTCCACGCCGAACGTGTCCGCGAACCAGGCCGCGGTACCACCCCACCGGGTGCCGGTCTCCACCACCACCTCGGGCCGGGTCGCCTCAACGATGCGCCGGTACCGGGCCAGGTCCGGCGCCGACTTCCACATCCGCAGCTGCTGGTGGAACTGGGTATAGCCGCTGTCCGTGTCGAAGCTGCGCAAGCTCGCCTGCACGTCGATGGGGGTATCACGCACCAGCTGATCAGCCATCGACGGACACCGCCTCGGCGTGGACCGCAGCGGTCGCCGCATCCGTCATCAGCTTGTGGGCCAGGAACTGCAACTCCCCAACCCAGATCTGCTTCGCGTGCGTCGTCCGCACACCGGTGTGGACATGCACCGGAATCTGCAGGCCGGCGAGCCGGTAGCAGAACGACAGATCCTCCGACACGAGCCGGCCATCCTGGTAGCGCACCGGGTCGAACCAGGTGTCCCCGTGTTCGGCGCGGACCTTCTCCGCCACGGTGCGGTGGATCAGCAGGCACGCGGCGCCGGTTCCGGCCACCTGAACGACCGTGTCCCGCGGGTAGTCGGCGGCGGCCCGGAACCCGGGCTTCCCGTCCGGGCCCGCATCCCAGCCATAGATCGTCGGGAACGGGCTGGTCTCGTAGCCGCCGTACCCATCCGGGTCGCCCTGTCGCAGCCCGAAACACAACGCGCCGACGACCGGCCGCTCGACCGGGTCAGCGGCGTCGACGAGCCGGTCGACGGTGTCCGGCCGGAACCCCATGTCCGTGTCGACAAACCACAACCATTCCTCGGCAGCCTCGTCGAGGAAGTGGGCCATAGCCTTGTTGCGGGCGTCGACGAGTCCGCCTGTGCCGCAGCGCATCATCAGCGGACCGGCCGAGGTGAACAACCTGCGGTGGTTGGCGGCGTCGTAGTTCACCACGCTCATCAGCGACACCGCGAAGGAATGCTGAACCTCGGTGGCCGGGTGCAGGTAGCAGACCAGCACCGACCCGTCAGTCACCGTCGGGCTCCGGCTTCGGTTTCGACGCGGCCGCCTTCTTCGCCGGCACCTGCCGCACCTCGCCCGGCGCCCGGGTGGCTCGCTCAATGACCGGGCGGCCCGGCGGGCGTCCGGCGACCTTCCCCGGCTCGTCGGAGAACAGTTCCGGCCGCTCCCGGACGAGTCCAGAGTCGGCGTCCCACGGCTGGTCCTTTTTCAGCAGCGTCTTCCCGCCGGACCACGACACGGACGCGGTCTGGTTGGCGTATACGACAGCCATCGCAGCAAGCCTTCTTTCTGCCAGGTGGCCAGGTTTGATGCGCGTCCCGACCCACCTGGCAGGGCCGGGACGCACGACAAAGGACCGGTCAGGAGGTCTTGTTCTGCAGCATCCGGAAGCCGAGGTCGTTGACCGAGTCGGAACCGACCCGGGCCCACGCGTACCAGGCCCGCTCACCGGTCGGCCGGTTGTTCGTCACGTCGAACACGTGCGGCACCAGCTCGATGTTCATGCCCGCCCGCTGCGCGACGACGAAGTTCGTCCAGTCACCGACGATGAGCAGGTTCGCCGCGGTGGTGCCGGACGGCAGGTCGTCAAGGTAGTCGTTCTCGAACATCTTCCGGCCCTTGAGAACGGTCACGCCTTCGTCGGTGAAGTTCACCGTGAACGCGGAACCGGCGTCGGTGCCGAGCTGCTGAATGTCGCCGTTGACCCCGGTGTGCGACATCCAGGCAGTGCGCTGCGACAGGGCGGGGTTGCGGTAGCGGATCGGCAGCTGCGCCCACAGGCCGTTGATGTCACCGGCGCTGATCGTCCCGGCCGTGGTCGTCGCGACCTCGACGTTGGTGTTCGCGTCCAGCGCGGTCTCGATACCGGTCGGCTCGTCCGAGCCGGAGCCGTGGGTGAGCTTGTCTACCAGGATCTCCACGTAGCCGGACGACAGGAGCCGTTCCATCTCCATCGCGAAGCCGGGGTAGTCCATCCCGACCTCGATCGAGTAGGGGATGTACCCGTCGGCCTTGTGTGTCGGCACGGTCGGCTGAGCGAGGGTCGGGGAACCGTCGGTGGTGGCCGTGGCTTCCGCCCGGAACTTCCACGTCACCCCGGCCGAGGACACACCGTTCCACGTGTCGGTGGTGATGGTCTCCACCCGGGCCAGGCCGAGAATGTCGTTCGGGTGACCTTGAGCGGTCAGGATGATCGTCGGGTCGATCAGCACCGGCAGACCGAAACCGCCGGCCGAGTCCGTCCCGATGGACATGGACCGGAACTCCTCGAACGCCTGCAGCGCCCGCCCCTCCTCGGGCGTCAGGACTGGCGTCGGCGAGGTGACCAGCTTCATAAACGCGCTGCGGTAGTGCGGGTTCTCCGTCAGGATCATCCGCGCCGCGATGATGGCACCGTTGGTGTCCTTCGTGGCTGCGCGGATCAGCTGCGACGTGCGCTCCTTGGCGTCGTCGCGCAGGTGCATGACGGACTCGTCGTCGTCGAGGACCGTCAGGGCCTTCGACCGCAGCTCCTGCGGCGACAGGCCGCGGATGTTGGCGTTCTGGAACGGCGTCTCGACCTTCTTCGAGAAGCGGGTCGAACCCCACCGCTCGCGGGACTCCTTCAGCCGCGCCCGCCGCTCGGCGACGTGCAGCCGCTCCACCGTCTGCCGGTGCTCCTCGTCGAGCATCTTCCAACGCTCGTCCTGCTCCGGGGTGAGCGCCTGGTCACCGGCCGAGTCGTTCAGGGCGCGGAGCTCGTCCTCGATGGCCGAGCGCAGCTCGTCAAGATGCTCGCCGGTCGGCTCCTGCTCGCACTTGAGCCGCAGCTCGTCGAGCGTCTGGGTGGTCATTGCTGGTTCTCCTCGCCATATCGATGAGAGCGAGGCGGCGCTGACGCGCTGCCGCGGACATCCCGTCGACGTGGCGGGCCGGCTCGATGCCGGGTGCCGGGGTCTTCGGCTCTTGCTCCGTGCCGGGAACGGTCCTGGCGGGCCCATCAGGTGGGGTGCCGAGGTTGTTCATGGCTCGGAAAGCTTTCCACGATCGTACAAGATCGTCGTACCGTTCGGTTTCACGCTCACGCAGCCGCTCGGCATACCAGTCCACCCCAGACCGCAGCGACGCGGTCGCGTCCGGGTTCGCCGGCCAGGTGACCGGGCCGGCCTCGTACAGCCGCACTTCGCGGATGGTGCGCTCCGGGATCCCGTCCGGGTTGTAGTCGGACCTCGCAGGCTCGTACGACCATGAGTCGTCGAGCACCTCGAACATGAACGACGAGCCGTAGGCGCCGGCGCGCAGCCCGGGCAGCAGGTCCCGGTTGTACGAGGTGTCGAACAGCGGCCCTTCGAGGTAAGGGCTGTCGGAGCGTTCCTCGATGACCTCCGGCACCGACAGGACCTTGTCGCCGATATTGAGGTCCATGCCGTGATTGAACAGGATCTTCGTCTGCATGCCCCGGTCAGCGATGGTCCGCTTGAACGCGCCCGGCACGGTCCGCTCCAGGAACGAGCCCTCCCAGAACGAATCGATCTGGTACCAGGTGTTGAACTTGGAGAAGTTCACTTCGAGGGTGCCGAGCCGGCCGTCACCGGCGGCTGCGGTGGTGGTGTCGGGGCTGGCAGGTTCGGCGCGGCCGATGAGAGCGGCCCCGGCCACACCGCCGCGGATCACGTACAGGCCACGCAGCGAGCGCTTCACTGCCCCTCCTTCGGGTCTTGCGGGTTGTTCGCAGCCGGCGCGGCCATGGGGATGACCTGGTCGCCGCCGGGCGCGGGCTTTTCGTCTTCGAGCTCGCGGACCTCATTGACCGACTTCCACGGCTTGTTGCCCAGCGCCAGTGCATGTGCCTGGTAGCGCTGCATCGTGTTCGTCTCGAGCATCGCGTCCCGGTTGATGATCGCGTACTGCGGCCGGGGCAGGAACGCGAACAGGACCCGCTGGACGCGGCGAAGCCACTTCCCGACCGCATATTTGAGCAGCTGAATGTCACGGTCCTGGACGTTGGCGTAGGTCATGCTGCCGCCGGTCTCGTAGCCGAGGACCTCCGCGATACCCGGCCCGTAGATCCGCGCGCACTGGGCTTCGCTGTAGCCCATCGTGCCCAGGAACTGCGACTCCTCAGGGGTGACCGACAGGGTCTGCCACTCCCAGCCGCGGCCCATCACGACCGGTTCACGGTTGCCCTTCAGCGCGGCCATGAATCGCTGCTTGATGGTCTGCGCCTGAGAGGGGTCGACACCGGCCAGGTTGTTGCGCAGGATCCCGACCGGCTGGGCGTCGGAGTCGAACCAGCCTTTACCGAACCGCGTGCTGGCGAGGGTGACGCCGATGGTGTCCGCGTGCTTCCCGATGGGCGACTGGCCCAGCACCTGCCCCGGGACCGGGTTCACCCGGCGGTGCATCATCCGGCCGGTGAAGTCCTGCCCGTTCACCGTCCACTGCACCTCGCCGTCGACCATTCGCCCGGACACCCGGTCAGGGTGGAACAACTCGACCTGCTGCAGGAACCCCTTCGACGAGCGGGACAGCTCGTTGCCGAACGCGTTACCGCGGTACAACCAGGAGTAGACGAGCTGGTAGATCCAGTCCTCCAGGCCGTAGCCGTCACCGGACGGGTCCTCAAGCCAGCCGGGCATCGAGATCTCGCGCTTGTCCGCGCCCTTGCCGGTGTAGAAGTCGATCGGCAGCTCAGAGCAGATCGACGCGATCAAGTCGACGGCGGCATCGATGGCCACCGACTGCTGAGCGTTCTCGATCAGTGACCCGTCGACGTGCGCGTAACCACGCTCGGTACCGGTGAGCAGCCACGGCGGGACGAACGATCGGGCTTCAGTCGCAGATCGGGCGGTCCGCCACCAGATGCCCATCAGCGACCGCCCGCAGAGTGTTGACGGCCCCCGGCCGGGGCGGTCGCTAGCCGCCAATCCGCCGGGGCGCCACCGCGTTTACTCGCCCGGGCAGCGACCCCCAGACTCACCGCGGACATCTTCATCAGACCCGCCGGTCCAGGGCCCACAGCACCGCGCCGGCGAACACCATACCGAGCGGCTTCCACGCCATCCACAAGCCGGCCGACACCAGCAGCGGCCCGCCGATGCCGGGCAGGCTCACACCGACCCGGCGCATCGCGGCGCCCACCAGCTCAGCCGCCCGCGCGCCGACCCGCTCCCGGCGGGAGCGCCACTGCGCCGCGAACACCGCCACCCGCGCCCCCAATCTAGAACAGGGACCCGACAGTTCTAGAACAGGTCACCGACCGGATCATAGTCCTCGATCAGGTCAACGCGCGCATACAGCGTCCAGCGCGCCTCCGTCAACACCACCAACCCGGTGATATCCACCGCCCGATCCGTACGCGCCCACGCGATCGAGTCACCACGAACCTGCGTCTTCGCGACCTTCACCGCCTCGATCACCTGCGCCGCCGGCACATGCCGCACCGTGCCCTGCTTCACCGCATCGATGAGCTGGCCACACGCCGCGGCCATCTCCGTCCCGCCGAGCACCGCCAGGTCACCACGCTGCGGCGGGTGCGGCACCTGCCCCTCCAGGCGGATCGCCTGCACCGGCCGGTCCTCCGGCCGGATGAATCCCGCCTTCTTCAGATCCTCCTTCAGGCTGGCGTATGTACCACGGCCCATCCCCACCGCCACCGGATTCAGCACTTCCCGCAACTCGACCAGCGCGCCGACGATCCAGTCCGTGCCCGCCTGGTAGCGGATCAGCTGCAGGTGGCCGAGCCCGTCGGCGCGATGCCCGTACAGGCCGATCGCCGCCCAATCCCGCTCCGGCGCGATGTCCACCGCCACGGCGACGTCACCGTCACGGCGCGACCCGGGGTCGCCGAGAGCCGACCACGCCGCCGGGTCGATCGCGCCGCCGGCCAGATCCGGCACCCGCACACACAGACACTCGGTCAGGAAGATCGGGTCCGGGTCGGTGCCGGCCGCCGCGGCGAGCGCCGACTCGGACACGCCCCCCGGGTGCCCGAGCGACGGATTCGCCATCGCCCACAACCTGCGGTCCAGCATCAGACAATCGACCGCGTGTGGCTGGCCCTCCAGCCGACGGCATGTGCACCGGGTCTCGTCCGGCGCCGACCATTCGAAGTGGCCGAGCGACGGATCCGCAGCCGCCGGCGAGCTGGCCGCGGCCCGGCCCTTCGCCTGCAAGTCGTTGAGCACTACCGACCGGTCATCGCCGGCGTTCGAGAATGCCCAGATCTGTGCGTCGGCGCGGGCCATCGTCGTCTTGGTGACCGCACCCCACGCGTTCCACGTCTGGTGCTCGCGCAGCTCGTCGAGGTT